GATCGAGGAAGGTTGCGGAATCCATCGTTTCTTTGGTGGCTGGCAGGGAGGAAATAAGGATCTTCGTCAGCTGCGATTTTTCATAAAGTGCAGACATAGCTGTCTCCTGGAAAAAGAAAACCCGCCATCAGGCGGGTTCGTTGGGTGAATTAATTGTCAGGGGGTAACTTTAAAATCCAGGGTGGCACGGTAGAGCCGATAATCTGGCTCGTAACCGGGGATTTTTACCACCTCTGTAGGGTTTAAGGGCTTCAGCGAAGCGAGCGCCAAATCTCTCAGGGTGCGTGATTCAGTGATCGTAGTGGAATACACATCTACCTGAATGGAAACCCTGCTCTCTGCCTGGCCGCACAGCACGTCAGCGGAAACATCATCGACGATGGAAAAAATAATCCAGGGCGGAGAGACTGAAGGCTTTCCGTCACTGCCGAGAGGCGCAACGTAGGGATAAACCTGCCCTCCGGCCAGCGGCGCCAGCAGAGGATAGAGATCGTCTTCCGTCATTTGCTTAATGCCTCGTCAATGGCCTGGTTCATGCGCCTGATTGCGACCTCCGTCGCCTGCTCCTGGCGTACATCGAACGCGGGACGAATGAACGGGTGCGGCGGCATGTTAACGGTACCTATTTCGACGAATCGCCAGTAAAAGGCGTTTCTCGGGTTATTCGCCTTCATCGTGTTATCGCTGTTTCCGGTGCGCGGGTTAACACCACGAATGTGGACACCAGAAGAAATTTCCCCGCGGCGTCGGCTTTTTTGGGTCACCACCACCACGTTTTTTTTCAGTTTCCCGGTACGCACCGGCGCGCGGGCGATCACTTCTTCCTTAAGCACTTCGGCGCCAGCGCGCGTGGCGTCACGCAGAACCTTGTTGTTTTCAGCGCGGCTAAGCGCCTCCAGATCCTTTGCGATGTCATTTAACCCGGAAAAATCGAGGCTCGTCTCAATCATTTTTCAGCTCCCGTTTTGCACAGAATTTCCAGGCGAGTGCCAGTCGCATTTGCTACAGGAGGACCGATGATATTTAGCACCTGACCTTTATACGGGCCGCTCAGCACTTCAAGACGTGAAGAGGCGTTCAGCTCTGACCTGAAGCGCATCCAGACGCGAATGGTTGCCTGCGCCGTTTCCGCGCCGCCTGAAAGCTGCTCTCTGCCGCTGATCCCCTTTACCTCAGCCGGGACCGGGTTGCCACCAGTCCACGATTCAACCGGCTGACCAGATGGATCGCGCGAAGTCGTGAAGGTGAGAATTTTTACCCGGTGCCTGAATCGTCCAGGTTCCATCAGGAGCCCTCCTCAGGTTCAGATTTACCGCGCCAGTTGCGATGGATGAACATCATGCGTTCTGCTGCAGCGTTCTCATATAGCTGTATTTCGCTTTGCGCGGTGCGGTGTTCAAACATGTCAGCAAAGACAAGGAGAACGGCGCCCTTAACGGCTGCAGGAATATCAGCTGCAACTTTCCATGCTGGTTCATCGCACCAGCGTATGCAGTAGTCAAAAGCTGCCTGAGCGTACAGGGTGATCAGCTCGTCCCTGTCGTCTTCCTCAAATTCAATCTGCTGCTTAAACAGGCGGAGGCCAATTACATCCAGAACATCTATCGCCATACGTTAAAAGGGCGGGTCACCCCGCCCCCTCCATCATGAGCCAGAAGAGAAACTGCCCTTGATGATTGCCGTCGGGCGATAGTGCGCCAGCGCCAGGCGCTCTTCACACAGGATGGTCAGCATGTTTTTCACGAAGTTATCGCGGTCTTCACGGCTGACTTCCACGGTGGCATCCATGCGATCCCACACCTGTGAGGCCATATCAAAACCGCCCACCGTAAAGGTGCCGGCGGCCTGCGCCTTAGTCGGAACCACTGGCAGGCCCCACATGATGTTACTGGTAAACGCCTGAGGACCACCGAAGATATAGCGGCCTTCGTTGTCTTTCAGCAGCGCAATGTTGTGCCAGTCGCGCGGGTTCAGGACGATACCGGAAGCGCTAAACTCAGACTCGGTCACCTGGTAAATAGCGTGAGCGATAATGTCAGCGCGGGTGTCACCAGTGGCATTCAGCGAGGTGTCGTAGGCGGTTGCCACTTTGTTCAGACCTTCCAGGTTATCCCCTGTACCGTCGCCGTTCAGCAGTTGGCCTTCTTCCTTCAGCGCCAGGCCATACATCAGACGGCCGTTGACGTATGACTGCAGCATTGGCGCATCGTCCATCACCTGACGTGATGCCTGCACCCAGTGCGCGATAGTCTTCACGTTCGCGGTCTGCTTGCTGAATGTGATATCCGATTCTGGCTTAAGCGCTTTCTCAGCCACCACATCGGCGTTATTGGTAAACACCTCTTCACGCACATATTCCAGAGCGTTACTGGAAATGCGGCCCTGAGCCAGCAGGTCACGGATGGTCAGACGGCGCAGGCCCGGCATGATAATTCCCGGGATCTGCATAGGCTGGATCAGTGCGCCAGCAGAGTCAGCGTCACTGCCGAGCGACTTATTGAACGTCTTCGCATCGAAGGTGCCCTGTTTACCGTCCCATGACTTAATGAGCTCTTCAGCAGCTCGTTCAGAGAAGGATTTCTTCTCACCCGGATTCTCAGCGCCGGATGCCAGTTTCTGTTCAAGATCGAAGAGGCGGGTACCGGATTTGGTCAGTTCTTCCTGTACCTTCACCAGGTCGGCCTGCAGCTGTTTGGATACCTTACCCGTGCTTTCGATTTCTGCTTTCTGTGCATCGAAAAGCTGGGACATTTTCTGCTGGGATTCTTCAATAGCTTTTTGAATGAGAGCGAGTTCAGACATAATTAATTACCTAAATTAGAAGGGAAAGATTTAATGCTCTGAAGCAGAGCGTTGATTTGTGCTTCGTTTCCGTCGCCCTCGGACTCGCTCCGAATCGCTGACTTAAACCGGGCTATTAGCCCAACTGCCTGTGATTTGGTGAGCCCGACTGAATCCCTCAGCCAGTTCTCCACATCACGAATTGTTTCAATGCCGTCGACACTCTTCATGGCTGCGATGCCAGCCTGTTCGTTGGCGGGGAAAGTGCAGACGCTGATTTCACGCAGAGCCTGGATATTCTTAAAAATGCGGCCTGTTGGAATGATGGTGTAATCGTCTTTCGCAACGGAAAAGCCAACCGACATACCTTCAACCGTACCGTGCTGCATTGCCGCTTTCAGGTCGGCGGCGCCGCTGTGCCCTGGGGTAAGTTGACCGCGCACATACAGGCCTTTTTCGTCTTCGGCCAGGCTGTCCCATTTACCAACCGGCAGCTCCCACGTCTTGTGGTTGAAAAACATCGCCACTTTGCGGGTCTGGTTCGCCAGTGCGTTTTTAAACGCCCCGGGCAGAATGATGTCGCCATCGGAATCGGTGTTATTAAAAACAGAGGCGTAGCCTTCAAAAATCCCCTGTTTACCGTCACCGGTGAATTTGATTTCTGTCTCGTCGAAGGACAGCGTTTTTACGATCTCAGGCATTACGGCCCCCATAAAAATTAAGCCCCGTTATTACGGGGCTCTTTGTTGGTTCCTAAATCGGTGATCGGCACGTATTGCGACTGGCGCATAGCCACATCTCCACCCGGCAATGGCGGGAGGTTGTCCGTTCGTCGCATCTCGTTGATGGTGCGTAGCCCTGCCTCTCCCATTGCCTTCATAAAGGCAGCGCGGGATGCCGAATCGCCCCTCAGCAGGCCGTCGAGATTGTGCTCAGCATGAATGCGGCCAACATCATTAGCAGGAATAAGCCACCGCTGAATGCTGTTTTCCCACCGGGAGATATAGGGCTGCAGGGTGTACTGCAGGAAGCCGAGATTCTGCTGCTCGATGCCCGATCCCCAGCTCGTTGATTTCTCGACGTCGCCGACAAGGTGAGGCGGTACGCCAAAGAATCTCGCCAGTTCACTTACCTGAAATTTCCGGGACGCCATCATTTCGGCGTCCTGTGGCGTTACGCCAATTGGTGAAGTGGTAAACCCCGCTTCCAGAATCCAGAGGCGTTTTTTTACCGGGCCGCCGGCGATCTCTTTAAAGTTTTCTTCAATCTGGTTTCTCTGCGGCTCTGTGAGAACTTTGTCACCGGTCATGAGCAGTTGAGGCGATTTGGCGCCATTGGCAAAGAAATCTCGCTGCTGGTCCTCCATCGCAACGGCCACACCTGCCGATTTACAGGCAAAGGCGATGGGCGACAGCCCTACCAACCCGGTGAATCCGAAGCCTTTAAGGTGAAAAATATCTTTCTGCGAAAAGTCGGCGTATTCGCTGTCGCGTTGATAGCGATATACCACTTTTTTTCCGACGAGTTTCACATCCATGTTGGCAGACTGAAGCGGGAGAAGGCTGATCACGTCACCCGCGCTGTTTCGGTCCACCAGTGCATATGCGTTACCATAAAAACAGAGCTGCATCGTCATGGCCTCCCTGAATTCCTGGGCGGTCATGTACTGATTCGGCGAGTAGCGCAGCAGTCGCGCCAGCGGATTGCTCAAATCCACTTTTTTACGGTTGTCGTTCTGGTCAGTTTCAAAAACGTCAAGCGGGAGGCATGCCGTGAGCGTTGAAATCAGGCTCACGCAGCGCCACACCGTCGAAATTTGCAGTATCCGTTCATCGTTAATGGATGAATCGCCCAGGTGTCCGTGGGCCGAAACGGGCCCCGTTTGTGAGCCCTGATTTGGGGTGACTAAACGCCCGCCGACAAACCAGGACTGCAGCCTTGCCCACCAGCCGTTATTGGTGCGCAGGTCAATCGTGTATTTAGGTTCTTCCATCACATGCTCAGCGGTCGGAAAATGAAGTCATCGAAGTCACCACCCTGTTCGGTAACTTCCCCATTTGCAGCACCAACGGACATTGTCATTGCGACCATGCCATCAATACGGCCCGTTGCTTTGGATTTATCCAGCTTTCGGTTGCCGGCAGCATCTTTTACTATCACCGCGTTCCAGGCACACATGGTTAACACCGGGTGCATGCCATGCCTCACCCGCCCGTTAAGCATCAGTGACTCAAGGGTGTCTACAGCTGGGCCCATATCCTTAAAGCCCTGGCCGAACTCGACCAGCGGAAGGCTCAGGCCGATGTCGTCAGCCTCTTTCCTGAACTGGTCAATGCGCCATCGGTCGAAGGCCATCGAAGTGAGGTCGAAATCACCGATGATTTCGGCGATGTCGGCGACCACGAATGAGTAATCGACGGACGCACCTGGCGTGGTACGCAAAAGTCCCTCCCTTGCCCATACGTCATAGGGCGCGCGGTCTGTTTTGGACCGCGCTTCCAATGTCTTTTGTGGGGTCCAGAAGAAGGGAAAGATATCCCAGACACCATCATCAGCCTCACCAGCGATAACCAGCGCCGTTAAGTCGTTCCTGGCTGACAGATCCAGCCCGGCATACCATTTCCTCGGTGTGTTAACCGGCGCTCCGCCGCACAACTCCCACACGCTGCGTGAGATGAACGGCGATACGGTAGACACTCGCTGATTAAGGTTGAGGTTGCGGAAAGTGTTCTCAAAGCTTGGCATTCGGCCTGCCATTTCAGCCTGGCGCGCCATGTCTTTTTCAGATCTGAACGTTCCCAGCGCCGGGTTCGCAGCAAACCAGGATTCTCGCTTACTGATATCAGCGTCTTTTGGCGCTTCGTAAACGTGGCAGACAATGTGCGGATCTTTCGATTTGACCGCATCATCAATCCAGATGCTCAACAGGTCGGCATCGTTCGCCGCCTGGGTGCTGATAACGATAAGAAGCGGATTCTCATGCGCACCCTGGGCTGTAGTAATCGCGTCGATAAAATCATCCTGTGGCCCCCTTACCTGTCCGGTTTCGTCCAGAATCGCCAGAATCGGGGAAAGTCCGTGTGTGGTTTTACCCTCAGCAGATAGCGCCTTGTATTCGACGTTACACGGCAACCCTATTAGCTTCTTGCCGCTGGGAATTATATGCACTAACACCTGCAGGTCCGGGTTCAGGTTCACCATCTTCACCGCGAGGTTGAAAACGATGGATGCCTGCTCGCGGCTAAGCGCACCGCTCACGATCTGGGTGTTCTGTACCGCTTCTGGTCCCACCAGATGCGCCAGCAGGATGCCGGCTATCAGTCCTGTCTTCCCATTTTTGCGCGCGATGCTAAGTATCGCTTTATCGGTACCGACTGGATTGTCGTAAACCGCCAGGATGAATTCTTTCTGGAAGGGGTCAAGCTGCATGGGCTTACCGAGAAGCTTGCCTTCCGGCACGATGCAATAGCGCTCAATGAACGCTATTACACGCTCACCTCGCGTCATAGTCTTTTATCCGTGTTTGGGAAAGGCGATCAGGTTATCTTCCTGGCTCTGATGCTCGTTTTTGGTATTTCGTGCATCACGATCATTCTGATTGCGTTTCTTCTGGTCGCGGCTTTCGCCGTTGGTTGCGTGGGAATGGATCTGGAGGTCGCGGCGCTGAGCCAGGATAGTTCGTTGTAGCTCAACAATTTGCTTGCGGAGGTCTTTAATAAGGCCTTCGTCTCGCTCCTCCCCGCGTATACGCTCTTCTTTGCGTAAATCCTTGCGTAAAACGGTGATATAGAGCTGATTATTAGCCAGTTCTACGGCGGCCAGCAGGTCGGCAGGCGTCCAGCTGTCCAGAGCTTTCGATCTGATATTGTCATGCCAGAATGGTTCGGCTTTTTTCTCCAAACCTGCATGGGACGGCGGATCGATGGTGTCCACAGCTGCATTTTTCATGGCCTGAACCGCTGCCGCCGAACTGTCGGAACGGGTTCGTTTATCTGCCATATGTCAACACCTTAAAACTAAAAAAATCGGGTTAGCGTTAAAATCAAACTTTGGCGGCGGTCATTTGGGGCAAAGGTTTTGAAGATTTGATCCCCCCCCTGCCCTTGATGGGATTCATTCTCACTTGAAATGATTGCATTTGAAACGATTTCACTCGTTCATAATCTGCTTTGCTTCATCATGCCAGGAGGTCTGTTTATCAACCTGTTCGAGTTTCTGAGCGCCTTTCCCATGCTCGGGCCACACATGACCTGAGAAGGTCAGAGTCGGCACGTTTTCTCCTACCGTGTGAGAGAACTGAATAGAGGTAACAGTCTTCATCGCTACGCCATCAATTGCCAGCTGAACAAACTTACCATCTCGGTATTCAATGATGAGGTCTTTCATTATGTCCTCCAGTGAGATGCAGGATCGAGCGGATAGCCGTTGGCATCACAGCCTATTACCGCGCCGCTCTTCTCCATTCTCTGTTTCGTTGAATCATGATGTGCTTTGCACAGTGGCTGCCAGTTATCTTTATTCCAGAACAGGAGCTGTGCTTTCGATATGGCCAGCGGGTTACCTGACTTAAGCGCATCTTTCAGTTTGTGGGGCACGATATGGTCAACCACCGTTGCTGGTGTTATGCGCCCCTGCTGCTCGCACATCACACATAGTGGGTGCTGCTGCAGGAAACGCAGACGGGCCTTTTCCCATCGGCTGCCATATACGCGGGGCTCTTTGTTCATGCCAGTCTCCATGCGTGACAGTGCTCAAAGTGAGGAAGGATGGGATAAACAACAGCTTATGCCAGCCTCCATGCGCGGCGGCGTTCTGTCCTCGGCTCGTTGTCAGGGTGACGCTCAACCGTCGGGAGGTCAGCGTGATCCACCAGCGAGTAACACGGATAAATCACCCGGCCACCGAATGCCTCACCGACGGCGTAATCAGCTGCCAGCGTTTTATTCCAGGTGCTGAGCATACGCCCCAGCCTGCCCTGAGGAGGGCTATAACATACCCCGTGAATCAGCTTGCTTAATACGATGTGGTCACCGCAGACGCGATCCGCATCCACCAGCATTCCGGCAATCTCTTTCTGATACTGCGGCGGTCGGCCGGTACCGAGATAAAAGCTCAGCATGTCGTCAGGGAAACGCACCAGCCAGTCCTGAGCCTTATCACGAAAACCATCAACGGGTAATGCATCCTCTTCGATGATAATCACCCTATCTGACTGTTCAGCGGCCCAACTAAGAGCGCGAAGATGGTTTGCATTTGCACCAGCGCTATGTTCATCCATGAAGATACTGTCAGCCTCAAGCTTACTCGCTAAGTCATTAGCCATGTCTCGGCGAGAGTGGTGGGCCACGATAGCGATCAACATCTGTCAGCCTCATTGTGTGTGAAGTGCTCAAGTCTGGCAGCGACAGCTGCGTCCCTGGCTTCTTCAAGTGACACGAATGTTTTCCTTAGAACAAACTTGCCATTGAGCTTAACTTGCGCGAGCCAGCGCCTGTTGCCGCGATTCAGATAAGTAACCCCGAGTACTCCGGTTTTATTATTTTTCTTAGCGCCGCCGAGGTTCTGATTGTTCTCGCTTCTGCTGGCCAACCTGAGGTGATTGATATTGCAGCAGAGCCTGTTGCGACAAATATGATCGACATCCATACCATCAGGAACAGGACCGTTCACGGATTCCCAAACAAAGCGATGCACACGTAATGCCTTACCGCCAGTTCGTATGCTGCCGTAACCTGTTTTTAACTTTGCTCCGGTCCATACCTGGCATTCGCCTTCAATCTTTGTCCTGGCCTTAATTGCTTCCTGTGGCGAGCTATAAACTGTGTTCCTCACAACCAACGGATCACCGTATTTCCGCCATCTGAAATAGTGCTTTCCGCACATCCCTCTTTTTTCAGAACTATTATCGCAGTCATTCACGGAACATTTTTTAGTCATGTGCATATCTCGCAACCAATAAAAAAGGCCGCCGAAGCGACCTTGATTTATTTTTCAAACTATTTATGGCGAAACCACGCACACTCTCTACCGACACCATCAGTCTTAAAAACTGTGTTGATGCGCGGGCCGGTGACAATGCGATCGCCAAAAGACTTAGCGACAATGCCAAAAGCGATCATATCCCCCACCGCAGCGCCAGCCTGTTCTTTCTTCCAGAAACGATAACTCTCGATCCGGTAGTAAAGACGGATGATGCCGTGAGCGAACGCCATTACATCAGCGCGGGTACCACCCAGCAGACCAGCGTTTAGCATCACATCGTTGCGATGCGCTTCGATGAACTCCTGATAGATACGCTCTGGATGATTCTGCTTTGCCCAGGTGTCAGCGTATGTCTTCGGTTCTGAACCGACATAAACTTTTCCAGGCTGCATTTCTTCCCATGGCGCGCGAAGCATTTCGACATCAGTTCCATCTGTACACCAGACGAACCGGTATTCAGGGTGATCGCGCAGGTGCTGCCAGATGTGCAGCCATCGCCGGAAGTAGACATTCATCTTCACGTCAGGAACGCGATACAACTCAACGTCAGCCGGGGCAGTCTGCAGCTCATCCACCAGCGCGATACGGCCACAATTCCGAAGCGATGCCGCCCACCTGCTCAACATATCAGGTGAGGCTGCCATTTTCGTACCGCGCTGCGGGTCAGGCTGACTGGTGAGCAGCGTTGTGATAACCACGTCGCGCTGACGCCGATATTCAACGTAACCGGTAAAGCCGGTATCACGTCGTTCGTTGTGGATCTTCACATTACGTTCCACCAGCGCCTGGCGGTCGGGCCTCGGTACCGAACGCTCCACCGCTTCATGCTCATCAAGAGAATGAATCAGCTTTTCTGAACCGACGACATCAGCGTAAGCCCACGTCGTGAGGCCAGCGTTATGAATCCGCAGGGCGAGGTCGCTGTGTTCGTACATGCCGCGACCGTAAACCGGATCGAATCCGCCCACCTTCTCGATGGCGCTGCGGTGGTAGTACAGCATCACGCCGCGCTGCCCGGTATACGCCACATGCTGATCGTCACGGTATAGCACCGAAAGGTCATTCAGCTTATTGCGGCCAGCCAGATCGAGAAACTGATAAGCCAGATGCGGCTCCGGTGATTCGATGTAAGGGAGGTGCCAGTTATCTGCGATGGGCCAGGCGTCATCATCCCACAAGAAAAGATGCTCGCACCCGGCATCCATCAGAGCTGACAGGCTGGCATTCTTCGAAGCAACAATGCCGAGTGATGTTTCATGTCGAAGCAGCTGCACGCCGTTGGTAACTAACGCTGCAGGTTTTGAACCATCATCGACAACAACCAGCAGCGCTCCGGCTGGCAGGTGTTTCATGTGCTGTTCAAGCGCTCTTTTCAATACGTCGGCGCGCTGGTGTGTCGTTATTGCAATCCCAATCCACGATGAAATGGCGCAGGCAGGCGCATACGGAACACCATCAATAGTGACCTGCATATAAACCTCATTGAATAATGTTAAATGAAGCGCTAATTTGAATGCACTTATCTATCTTCAAAAAGTGGTGAATGAAAATGGATCTTGCTCCAGCCAAGAAAGAGTTAAACAGGGCAAAACGATGTATTGAGCGTATGAAAGCGGCAAAATCATATGATGAGTATGATGAGGCATGGAGTGATTTTTTAAGCCGAATTGAAAACATTTTCAGCAGGATTAAAGTTGCCGCTGAACCTCACAAGAAATACCCATCATTCTCATCTAGAGCAAATCATCTTCGTGCTACAGATAGTTTGCTTATCTATCTCAAACAGGCACGTAATTCTGTCCACCATGGAATTGCAGATATTTCCAAGTATGTTTCCGGTGGATTTGGCATAAATCCTGCCATACCAGGAGGCATACTTAATCTTGATTCATTAAGCATTGATGAAAATGGTAATGTTAATATTGTATCCAGTTCACCCATCAGAATTGATGTTATTCCTGGTTCAGTAGAGGCCATTCCATGCAGAAATAGAGGCGTTACCTACAACCCTCCGAACTCACATTTGGGTGAAGACCTGAAAAGTAAAAACCCTATAGATATAGCTGAATTAGGAATTAAATTTTACGAATCATACCTTTTAAGTGCTGAAGAAACGTTTCTTAAAAAATAGATTTCAGCTTAATGCTTTAAATTAGATGCATGGCAGTTCGCCTGCCACGCTTTGTTATGCGCCAGGATGTCTTTCTTCGTCTGGCGGTCCATAACGTCGATGTCGTGATCGGTCAGGTAGATTGGTTTTACCCAGTCACAGGCAGTATCAACTACCACCGGGACGCTTCCACGTGTTACGCAGCTCGCGATCAACATCGTCATCAGGCATGCGGTTAACAGTCTGCTGTACATGGCTGGCCTCTTTCGTTGCTTCTACCCGGCGTTCGGCTACAGCTTCAGTGGCTGCGGCTTTTTCTTCGGTATTTTGCTTCTGAAACTTCGCTTCCGTTTTTGTTGTTCCTGAAGCATGACCAAAGCCGAAAGCAGCAGCTATAGCACCGAGAACAGCAACAGCCAGTCCAATAATCAGTTCCATAGTCATATGGCCACCCGTTCCCTTACCCATCCGTAAACAAACGTCTCATTAGCGCTGCGCTGTTCTGCCAGTTCGAGATAACGCTGACCCTGGCTACAATTCAGGGCCCGAAGCATAACCAGCTCACCCTCTTTTCCTCGCCGGGAAAGATAGCTTTTTAACGCGCTGATAGTTCGCGGACCAATAAAACCATCTGCAATCAGATCGGGATAGAGCGCGCCCTGAATGTTGAACACGTTAAGCCAGCGCTGAAACCATTTGGTCTGAACCGATGGGCCCATGTTAACGCCGGTATCGCACAGTTCTGCGGCGATGGCTGGAGATACCTCAGAAACAAGATCGAAGCGTGGACCTGTCCAGTAGTCAGCAGTCAGGATATCCAGCGCCTGTTGGCGGGTCAGGTTTCGCATATCCCCGGTGAATCCGTGGGCGCGAGCTACCGCTTGTGTGATTCCCCAGTTAGTTGGGCCGCCCTTATCGTCAGGGTGATTAACGTAGCCGCCCTCTTTACCGAGGATGGCATTAAAAATTTCGTCTTTGGTCATGCGAATGCCTCAGGACGTCAATGATTCGTGCTACGTTTCCCCGAGCCCAGAGAACGGCGGCGCATATCAGGACATTCACCAGCACCACGAACCAGTGCGATTCATGGTACAGGCCGAACAGGTAACGGAAAGGGACGCTGGCGTATACCAGCACCGTGAAATAAGCCATCAGCGATATCAGAGGGCGATGTCTCGCCCCGCCGCGCTGGTAGAACATCAGTGCAATAACGATCACAGCAGAGATAATTGCGTTTGCCATCGCACTCGGATCACTTGTTACCATTGCTGGCCCCTCCACCACGTAAACGCGAGAGAATTCCAAACAGGCTACCCAAATCCTGACTGTTGACGAACGTCAGCAGCTTAATAGCAATAGCGGCTACGATTACCGCGCCCAGCGCATCAAGTGGCCTGTCGCTATACCCCGTCCATTTGGAGAAGTAAGAGCCAAGCAGTGGCGCGCCGATAACGCCGAAGATGAATGAGGTGATGAAGTAGCCCACCAGCTTAAGGCGACTGATATTAACCGCCGTAGCGACGTAGAACACCGCACCAGCGAATGCGCCAAACACCACACCGTAATCTATGCCGGTTGCCAGGCCGAACATGCTGGCCCCCATCAGACCACCAGCCGCTACTGTCGTGCCAGAAACAGGATCGGACATCTAGTCCCCCTCTTATTGCCGTGAATCCTCTCAGTGATGAGGGGAATAAAAAAAGCCCGCTTTTGAAGGCGGGCTAATGAGTGACTATTAGTAAGTAAGGTAGGTAGTCGTGAGTCTTGCTAACTGACCTGAGTGAGACAGTATCGGGCTGGTTCACAACGGTTCAGGAGAACCATCAGGCAATTACCTTCAACACACATTTCAAGCGTAGCAGCAGTTTGCAAATTCATAAAAAAAGGCCTGCTTTTTACGGCAGGCTCTCAAGGAATTTGAAACTGTATTGTTGTTGTCATGGTGCCGGGTGCCTCCCGGTGACCTTACTCCATGCCAGTAAAGTCGCGCGCATACCTGCAGGCAGCAGTTGACAGGAACGCCCATTCGCTTAGAAAGGATTCACCAGAGAAATAAGTTACATTCACCCATACTTATCGTCAACGAGTATCAAGAACGGACTGACTATCATCGGCGATGGAGAATATTTATTTCTGATAACCCTGGGTAAATTAAAGGCTGTAGTGCCGGGTGCCTCCCGGTGAATTGTTGCATAACCAACAACAACTCGCTTTTGTCAGCCAGCAATAGCTTTGCTTGTTGCCTAGTCATGTAGCCCCGCCGCACAGGGGGATTCACCACAAAATGAATATAAATCTGAGCGGCAACAATTTCAAATCCCCCTCCCACAGAAAGGCTCTCGGTTGAATCGCACCGAGCATGGCGCGAAGAATTGCGACCATAAAAAAACCCCGCCGGCTGGCGAGGTTTCGAATGTTATGTGTCAGTGCGTAGTGACAACTCATAGCAGAATACTATACATTTTGCGTACGCGTTAGTTTTTTAAAGTATGCTCGCCTAAACTCTAACCTTAAGGAAAAGCGATGAACTTCTCAAAACAAAAGCAAGCCAACCTAACCCGCAAGGTTACGGTTAGGGCATTTAAAGTAAACTCAAATAATAACAACAACTTATATAAGCAGATCGCAGCTAGTAAAAGTTTAGCTGCGGGCACCATCATTCAATATTCAGCTACCAAGCACATCAAATGCAAAGAACTCAAAACTATAAATAATACACATTTTATTCACTTTACTTCATACAACCCTAATGAGCAGGTCTCAGTCTCACCTATCAATCCTAAAGATAAAGATCTTTTTCCAGTCAAAAACCATGACAACCTGCATGCTTTCTACATGATTAAAGGGAACAAAATAGCATCACTAATGTTAATATCGACTAATTGGCCAGAGGTTAAGACCAGCAAATTATTTGGTCATTTTAAGATAGACATTATTCCAACATGCATCCTCCGCCAGGATACAGTTGCGAAATTGCAATCAGACGGATTAAAAGCGGTCCATGTAAATCTGGAAGTAATGAGCTCTGATTTTAATAAACAACCTGGCTTTTTAAAATCATTAATCCAAAATGAACCAGCTGTAAAACAGACAGGAATTTCAGGTCATCTAACTATTGATCATAAAGGAAATCCACAACTCGCTAAATCTATTGAAAATAATCCAGCCCCTTGGATAAGTGATTTAGATAGTGACTTTTACTTTGAAACAAAAAAAAGCGAAAAAATAACCAGTGACAGCTTAAGGCTTACACAGGTATACTACACTATTCCCTATGGGGCAAAGTCGATCCTGTCAAAATATGCGGAAGAAATTTTAAGCGATTTTGTAAAAAACGAGTTTTAATGAGATTTCTAAGAGGCTTGAGATAATGAGAAACCTTGATATAAATGCAATTGCTATCACAGCGTTAAACATGCTCGCCTCTTTATTTTTTTCTTATTTCTTTACTGAAACTCTTACTAATAACACTGACGCACTCAACTTGGTTGCCAATATATTCTCAATATTGACTGGTTTTTTATTGTTAGTCATCACACTGTCAGGCGATAATTCTTCCGTTTCACTTGGACTAACTGAAGTTGAGCGCACATATCAAACAAATAGATTCTTAATTAGATTCAATAGATATTACAGTTTGTTTTTGTTGTATCTTTTAACATTAGCACTAATTTTCATATATTACTTACTCTCAAAAGATAAAAGCCACACAGGTTTGGCTTTATCATTATCAATAAGCGTGATAACCCATGCAATATCATTCTTAACTTGCTTCTCATTTATTCAGTCTACGTTCATACCTTTGAAATTGAAAAAGCTTTACACAGAGAAGAAAGAACTTAATGATAAATCAGGCAGCTAGTGCTGCCTGATACTCAGCTTAACATACAAATGCAGCCATCAATAAACCCCATTGCAGTTTGTAGTTCTTTCCTAATAGTACCATCGGAGACTTTTCTTTTTTTCGCAATTGCTCTCAATGAGATTCCGATAACGAAATGAGCAATCAGAAGTTCACATTCATTAGGTTTGAATTTTTTCAACCTCGCAACGCATCCATCAATCATGATCCCCTCATCATCGTTACACTGAGGCCGTGATTTCTTACCGTGCGGCAGGAGCCCTTTGAATCCAGCGGCAATTGGCTGCCAGTCCACTCCGTTGTGATCTGAGGCAGCCCAGGCACCCCAACGATCCATAACCTCGTACATATCACGCATTGCGGTTTCTCTTTCCTGTTCTTTGTCGCTAATATGCATGCCCTGCGGGCTGAAATGTTTAAGAGCTGCTTTCAGTTTCATGCGCTTGCCCCCGCTGTTTTAATGGTTTTAATAGTGTGCATTGCTGGATTGCCTATCTTTTGCGTATCGTCTGGTTTGAGTTTTCTGCTGTGGCGCCGAACGCTGCTTTGCTAACTCCTGGTCAATTGGCAGGAAGTGCCCGTTATAGAATCGACGGTAAATCGTGCCTAGTTCACCGTTGCGCTGTTTGGTCACGTTAATTTCCGCGATCCCTTTCGCTGGAGACTCAGGGTTATAAACTTCGTCGCGGTAAAGCATCATGATCAGATCAGCATCTGCCTCGATCTCACCCGAGTTTTTGAGGTCTGAGTTCATCGGTCGCTTATTGGGCCGCGACTCAACGCCACGAGAAAGCTGGCTCAGGGCAAGCACCGGCGTTTTATTAGATTTAGCCAGACGCTTGAGTCCTTTTGACACCTCACCGACGGCAAGGTCATATCGTGCAGTGCTTTCAATTTTGATGAGTGCCAGGTAATCCACAACCACCAGCGCTATTTCCGGATGCGCCAGTTGTAGGCGGGTAGCTATCTGTTGAATCTGATCTACTGTCAGATCGGTGGAATCAACCATCCAGATACTGCGGCCTGTCAGGCGCTCTACACCGTTTGTAAGTCTGGCCCAGTCCTCATCTTCAAAATCAGCAGCCTTTTTCAGGCGCGAAACTGACATGCCGCCGGCAGCAGATACCATTCGCTCTCCGATCTGGATATTTGGCATTTCCATGCTGAAGAACAGCACACCACGGCCCTGCTCAGAAACTTTGTCGATGATATCCAGCGCCAATTCAGTTTTACCCATCGACGGACGCGCAGCGATAAACACCAGGTCTGTTGGTTCAATACCGCCAGTCTTTGCATCAAGCTCTTCAATACCCGTCATGAGGCTTCTGGCTTCTTCGAGCCCGCGGTTGCGTGCATCTACCCGATCCACTACAGCAGGAAGAATGTCGTCGATATGAACTGGCTGAACGGTCTTTTCTTCGAGAGAAATTGCGGCAATGCTGTTCTGTGCAGCCCTGAATGCCGATAAAGCCGCATCACCATTGTGAGCACTCCGGAGATCAGCCAGCGCCCTTTCAATCACAGCTTCGGCATCACGAACAGCTGCATTACGCTCCAGCGTGGCAACGTAGGACACAAGCGCCGACTTGGCCCATGCGATACGGCTCGAGTCCATAATGATTGCGCTGTGCTTTGGCATGTTTTCGCAGAGCAGTACAGGGTCAATAACGCCAGCTCCACGCGCCTGACGGCAGATCCCAGTATATATTTCCCGATACTGCGGTACCGAGAAAGCTGTGGCTGGCACCCTGGAAAGAATATCCAGTACCTCAGGGTCGGCTCCACGCAGAAAAATTGCGCCGATCACCGCACCTTCCAGATCTTCATTTTTCCAGACAGGAGTCATGCTACAACTCCTGACGCGATGGCACGGAAACTTCCCCAGCCAAATGCCAGACGGTTGCGGCCACCATCGGTAACCCGATCCACAATTCTCTCGCCAATCGTTTCTTTCAACTGGTCGAATGTAAGATTGCTGATCAGGATTGTTGGCAAAATGCTTTCGTACCTGGCATTGATAATTTCCTGAAGGATGGTCATTTCAGTCGGACTGCCGAACTGAACACCAACTTCGTCGATAATGAGAAGATCCAGTGAAGCAAAGCGTTCAATGACGTCTTCCTCGTTCATTTCGGCATTGTGGCGCCATGTGCTTTTTACCGCTCGGGTGAGGCGCATGACATCGGTGATTTCCACATTCGCAAGGTGATCGCGGATGATGCTCTTTACCATAGCCACTGCCAGGTGGTTTTTGCCGGTGCCGCAATTGCCAGTCATAACAAGCCCGGTACCGGCATTAAGTCGCTCAGGCCAGCTGCTGGCATAACGCTGACAAGCCGCGAGATTTTTGGCGGCATCCTGATTGATGGTCTGGTAGTTATCGAATTCACATGCTTCGAACCGTCGTGCAATCCCGGCATTGTCTATCAGGTCGGCTACTCGCAATGTACGCAGACTGGATTCAATGCCAGCGAGTTCCGCTTTCACACACTCCGGGCACTGGGAGTATTTAACGTTTTCAACTCCACGATATGCTTTTCCAGTGAGGGAAATGCGCTGATAGTTGCCATGTTTTTCACAGTTGGCGGCGTGGACGTCGCCTGACTCCCAGCTCCCCCACTGCCACGGTTTTTTATGTTCAACAGCAAACGCCAGTTCTTCACGAAGCCCTTCGCGCTTTGCCACCAGAGCTTCCCTTTCTTCGCGTTGTTTAATACTCAGCATTGTGATTTCTCCTGCTTACCAGTTGCAGTCTGATTGGCCATAGTCTTGTTCACTAAACCCAGAAACCGGCAGCCCACCAGGTCTACCGCTTACCGCACCAGATGGCGCCTGCCATGGCTCTTCGAAATGCCGATCGGGTCCAAAGAACGTCGCCGCCTGTTTCACGTACTGCGTTCCGGCGCTACCTGTAGCACGGACATAACCTGCATAACGGTTTACACCAGTCAGCATTGCCTCAGTGTTAACACCGTCTTTGATTCGAGCTTTCCAGGCTTTCCAGGCGGCAGCTTTAGAATTACCGCCAGCACGTTTAGGGTATGCCTGCCATGCCTTCTCGAACTCGTTGGAATAGTTCTCTTTGGAAGAGCGATTTTCAGAATGGTTATCAGATGAACCGTTATATTTATGTTCTATGACTGATTCATTGACTGGTTCAAAAGAGTGACTGATTCTGGGTGCAGCTCCTGCACTACCACCTAGTGAATCTCCTGCACTACGGGGTGAATCTGCTGCACCAGGTAGTGAACGATTTGCACTACCCCCTAGTGAATCTCCTGCACTACTGAAATCAAGCCGATATACATTACTTGAGTTACCTTTTGGACCTCGGCGAAGTTCTTTTTTTACCAGGCCGCATTCACATAAAGCATCAATGTGAATCATCACAGATCGCTTACTGATTTCGCACTGATCGGCGATATGTTGATAGCTTGGCCAGCACTCGCCATGGTCACTAGCGTTATCTGCAAGCTTCAGTAGCACGAGCTTACGCAGTGGATTTCCCACCTTGACCTTCATTGCTTTAACCATCAGTTCCATGCTCATGCGACACCCGCCAACTCATTTTCGTTACTGAATTCAGCCACCAGTAAAGGTTCGCTGACGCAATAATGCCGTGACATGTCACACCTCATTGCCCGGGTGCGGGAAAAGAGTCGGCAAATCAGGACGCAGTTCATGAGGCTTAACAACTCCATTAACTGCGTTTGAGACTGCCACTGCATGGACAGGAGAAACTTTCTTGATCCCCCTGACCCACTTCCAGACCGCTCCTTGCGTAACGCCAACCTTTTTAGCAAGCGAACTTTGCCCACCAGCAACGTACACGGCTTTCGCCATTGGGGATTCAAAAACCTCATCAGTCATAACAAAGCCCTTAGTATTAATATTAAAGATATAAAATAATACCAAAGGAATAATTAATCAAGTATTATCCGCTTGCCATGGTTAATCCTGTGGTATTAAATATGCACAGAAATCGGAGATACTTAGATGAACACACTTGCAGAAAGACTAAGGCTGGCGATGGCTCATGCCGGGGCTACTCAAAGTCAATTAGCGCATAGGGTTGGGGTAAGCCAGGGGGCCATACAAAAACTAACCTCAGGAAAAGCTCAGTCCAGCGGAAAAATCGTGGATATAGCCAAAGCGTTGGATGTAGATCCAATATGGTTAAGCACTGGTGAAGGCACCATGGGGCCCGCAAAAACTCCAGAACAAAGGATGTTTGGTATAGATCCATGGGATAAGCAAACGCCGCTTGAGGATGATGAGGTAGAGGTGCCTTACTTAAAGGATATCGAGTTCGCATGTGGAGATGGCAGCGCTCTTAATGATGATTACAATGGCAAAAAACTTAGGTTTTCCAAAGCAACATTGCGAAAGGTGGGAGCTAATAGTGATGGTGATGGCGTTCTATGCTTTGCTGCACACGGGAATAGCATGGAGCCAGTGATCGCTGATGGCTCAACTGTTGCCATAAACTGCCATGACAAGCGTATCGTGGATGGTAAAATTTACGGCATCAACCAAGGTGGATGGAAAAGGTTAAAAATCCTCTACAGATCTGGGCCAGATAAGGTAACAATCAGAAGCTACAACTCTGATGAATACCCTGACGAAGAAGTAGACATGGATAGTCTTGAGGTTTTAGGAAGGCTGTTTTGGGTATCAACAATCTTCTGATCTGCTACCAAAAAAGCACCAAGCCGACCATAGTGTCGGCTTTTTTATTACTAAAATAATCTTCAATAACAAATACATAAGAAATCTATTATTCTTTTTGTATTAATACCATTGACCTCCAATTAATACTTAAGTATTCTCATTTCATCGGCAAACAACGGAGCCAATGAGATGAATACAAACTCCCAACCAAACCCAGCGAGCCAGGCATTTGATATCCACGCCAAGCTTAAAGCAGCAAATTCACACTGGATTTATTTACGAGCTGCACAGCCTCATCAGAATGATTTTGATTACGAATTTAACACAACTTTTATTGATGGTTTGTAATTCGCTATCTACGAACGTGTAGATAATTATTTTGTTCTGGTTGATTTCTTCAAGTCTTATGAAGAAGCATGTGATGATGCTAAAAAAATCATAGATGACCATCCTGATATTAAAAAAATGTTTTCTGTTAGCTAACTAACCAATTAATTAACCAACTCAATTAATCAAAATTAACACCTTTTAGGGTGGGGAAAAACTCACCCTGAGGAAATGAAAATGAAAAATTCCGTCGCAGTTAATCAGCCAGTTAAAACGCCTCAAATGCTGTTCGGATCTGACAACATCAATGACTTTGGCAACCGCGTACAAAGCTGCCGGATGGAAGGTGATTCAATGCAGCCGACCATCGAACCATGTGAGGTTGTGGCTTTCGTTGATTGCGGTGGACGTGCGCTTACCTCTGGCATTTATGTTTACACAATGGATGCTTTTGGTCGCCCATGTCTTTTCATTAAGAGAATTGAGCCATTAGCTGATGGCTCATTAAAAATCATTTCTGATAACCATCATTACGAAACTTTCACCCTTAATACCGATGAACAGAAAGAAATCAAAATTCACGGTCGGGTGGTGGCTTCTTTGGCTGTGAGTCGCTTCGTATGACTTTCATCATTGATAAATCGGCATATAGAACAGCATGCCTTTATGCGGCCTGCGGTTACGAGGTAATCGCTCGTCTTTATCTTAAAAAAGCATATGGTCGGTAATTATGAGCTTATTAAAAAGGCAAGACATTCAGGTTGTGAACATCAAAGCCGAGCAACTGGCTGGTTTATCGCAAACATTATTTGAATATCACGACAAACTGGACCATTTCCAACTTAAAACTATTTGCTCTCTTGTTTATGACATTGCTGGCGAAATTCATGATTGGACCGAAAAAGAAGAGGAAATAGTTATGGGTTTGGAGGAGGAAAAGCGCAATGGATAAATTAATCGAGACATATCGACGCCGAATTTTAAAGGCAGCTTTATTACGCCACCAGCGAAAAACGGGCAGTAACTGCCTTGTTATTAAGCTCAATAAAGGCGGCATTAACACGGTCGAATTAACAGAGATTTTACTTGATGGATTATTACGAAAATTCGAAAGGCTTGCGTTCAGTGAGTACGGAAATGTCGATGGTGTAAAAGCCATCAGGGGAATTTACAGCGGCGCTGTTGATGTAAATGGCAGCGGTGAATTCCTTACGGATAGCGGAAAGGAGTTAATCGACGAGCTCATTTCTGAGCTGGTCGAGTTCGTCAAAAAACAAAAAGTGGAGGCTCCGAAAACGGAGGGTCATGAAATGGGGGGATCTGATGGCACTTACAGCGATACGAATTCCTGAGTGGGTTCACCTCAAAGCAGCACACGTTTTAAGCCAGTTCAGAACAAGGCGCATTCACCCCTGCCGTATGCACGGCTCCGGTAATTTGAGCCTCAAGGTTAATCACCGATGGCGGCTGCTGTCCCGCGATGGCGGCAAGAACTGGGAAGTCATGAGTCACGAACGATACAGCAAAGTTAAGGACCGGAAATGAACGATAAGCGCACCGTAAGCATGATTGACCTGGCATTACAGAAACACGATACGCCAGTTGGCCCACTGTTCGTGGCAGTACGCCACGGTCGTATCAAAAAATGCTTCACGCGAGATACGGCGATCCGCTATCTGGCTTTCTTCATGACCACCGAGGCTTTTGAGCGTTCAGGTTTTGCGCAGCGTCACCCGCGGGTGCGTATTGATCGCGATGACAGGGAGGTATGGCGAGACGGGGAAACAAAGGCTGAGTATCTGGCCGCCCACCAGCGTTGTATTCGCCGTCTGCGTCGCATCCTGGCGCGTAAGCGAGAAATGGAGAAGTGGCGTAAGAAATGGGACGCGATGCATGACCGGTTCATTAAAGAGGTCGATGCACTTCAAGCCATCAAGCCTAAAGGAGTGTATTGATGATTGCTTCAGCCTTTACTCCGGAGCCGACATCAACAGGCATCCGTTTTGGTAACCGCGTCATTGGTTATTCCGTCGCTGTTCGCCAACTCGACAATGGCATCTATGACAAACGAATTCCGGATGGATTAGATCTGCTGGCTTGCGTGATGGAAGCGATTGAAAGCGGCTGGTTTACCCCGGGCATCGAGAAAGAAATCATCATTTGGCGCTGGATGCTTGTTGCCGTCTTCATTACCGAGGAGCAGGCAAAGAACGGCACGGTTGAGGTTGCCAACGATTCTGGAGGGTTTGACACCGCAGTTATCTACTCAGGACAACTCGGTTCAATCAGTGTTTATCCCGCGCCAGAGCGGTTCGCACTCGCAAGCCATGTGGAAGGGTTAGCCATTGAGAAATACGGTCAGGAAATCGGCCAGCAGATGGCGCTGCGCATGTACCGGGACATGTTAGATACGGACGCTGAGAACGGGCTTCGACTCTCAAAAATGGGCCGGGAGGGTTTCAATCTCCTGCATGACAGCTTCATTGAACAGATTCAGAAAGAAGGTATGCCAGACATGCCGGTAATGCACTGAGGGAGGGGTTAAGAATGCACAAATTCTTCGTGGAGACAGACAACCTGAACACTATCAGCGATTGCCTGCAGCAGCTTGTTAACGCAGAAGAAGCGCAGCTCAGTATTGAAGAGCAACTGGCGAAATCGAACAGCAGCAGTGAATGGAGTACATGGCGCAAAAAGGCAGAGAACGCTCTGCGGCTGATCAAAGGGAAGCGTCGCATCATCACAGCCCGTCTGGCAGTCCTGCGTCATGAGGAAAAAGAACGCAACATAGATCTGCACCAGCAGCACAACGACTTCCTGGTTCAGGCTCTGCGCGAAATTGTAACGCCCTCCTCTTTTGCGCGTTGCGTGCGTCTGGCTAAAGAGAAAATGGAGGAGATCCATGCAAACCAGTGCTGAAATCGTTCTTCTGGTGCCGAATGACTGGGTTAGCGAAAAGGTTCTGATTGCGGTTACCGGGCTCAAGCCCGGAACCATCACCCGCGCCAGAAAAGAATCCTGGATGCTGGGCCGCGAGTACCTGCACATTTCACCAGATGGTAATCCCAAGCCTTCGAGCGAATGCATGTACAACAGGAAAGCCGTTGATCAGTGGATCGAGGCGCAGAAAAAAAATCAACCAGGTGCGAAGACAGCATGAAAAGCAGTACACTCGTCCACGCTCCTGGACGTCAGGAGGGATCAATGGCTAATGCATCATACCCGACAGGCGTCGAAAACCACGGCGGTTCGCTCCGCATCTGGTTTCTGTATAAAGGTAAACGTGTCAGGGAAAACCTCGGTGTCCCTGACACTGCAAAAAATCGCAAGATAGCTGGTGAGCTGCGTTCTTCGGTTTGTTTTGCGATAAGGATGGGGAATTTTAACTATGCAGAAAAATTCCCAAACTCACCGAACCTTGCCCGGTTCGGTCAGGATAGAAAGGAAATTACTGTGCTGGAGCTTACCGAAAGATGGTCAGAGCTGAAGAGAATGGAGATCAGCTCTAATACCATGAGTAGGTACGAATCCATCATAAAAAACATGCTTCCGCGCATCGGCGAAAATAAAATGGTTTCTGCGGTTACCACTGAAGATTTGCTGTATGTCAGGAAGGAGTTGCTGACGGGCTTCCATGTAATGAAGAAGGATCACCGGACACAGGTAAAAGGCCGGAAATCGTCCACGGTGAATAATTACATGATGCTGATGGCCGAGATCTTCCAGTTTGCAGCTGATAACGGCTACGCAAA